GTCTACAATATCCCGCTGAAGGCGGCTACTATTGGCGACATTCGTTGTTGCTCCAAAGTATACATCTTTCTGATTTATAAGCGACGAGTCATCACTGTTTGTTCTCGTCGGGATTTCGGGGAAATCGAATGAAGCGGTAAGATCGAGCGTTCCCACATTCACCTTGTCTGAGCCCGCTGCTAGCGAGCGAGGGATGCTGCTGCCGCCGACAACATAGCTGTCGAACGAAGCTGTCGAGTTGCTTATTGCTTGGAAGGCTTGGTACCTAGTTGGTCCATATACTCCAAACGGCAGGAATTTTGGATCGGTTGTGCCAGCATCTACAGAGGGGTCCAGTACAACCCGGATGTATCGAGACTGATTTACATAATTTCCGTAAGTCTGATATCTCTTATCACCGTCATCCCATACTCGATAAGAATCGCCGATTCTACGAGCAATGAAATCTGGGGAGTTAGGGTTCAAGTTTACATCGCTATACGTCTCTACTGGAGAGACTCTTGCATCCGAATCGCTTGCTTTTCGAACCTGAACCGAGAAGGTACCATATGGTTGATCCTCGCTAGGGGAAGCTTTGATGCTAGTGATTGAAATCTTAAGGTTGCCTTGAGCCCACTCTCCGCCGGAAAGCGTCTCAAGCTTGAAAAGCTTTTGTTTTGTTAAGGCGTTGAACAGTGATTGATCTCCCAAATCCTGGGAGAAGAACCAGCCTGTAGACGCGTCGGATAGGACCATGCTCTGTTGGTTCTGTTGAATTGTTTCTGTGAACTCAGCAGTTTTAAGCCCCAAGATGACGCCAAAAGAGGGTGTGTCGCTCGATAGTTTATCAGTAATATTTCTATCAAAGGTTTCTCCGAGGAAATATTTCTTCTCATTATCGCCAGCAAAGGTATTGACCAATGTTGGGTTCGTATTGAAAACGTTTCTGATGTAAAGCTTGCTGTTCTCATTGAAGTTGAAAACAACCTTGTCAGTTACACCTGAAGTATCTCGAACTTGTGCTGTGTATTGGTGAGGAGTGCCGTCGGACAAGAAAAGTCCAGCCGTGCCAGTGGCGGCAGTGGCGTTATCAGCCAAAGTTCCCGTAAGCTCAACGACGCCCTCGGAGCAATAAAAGATTGCTGCCAACGAGCCAGTGCCAAGAGCTGTGAGACTTGAGCCGGATTCTACCAAGAAAAGACCGTAAGCGCCACCGTTGGCTGGGTCTGAATCCATTGGTTCTGAGTTGGTTACCCATCCGGCACCACCGTTTGCTGTCGGGTTAGCATCTTCGATGCCTGCCAGCTTCACAACCGTGATAGGGCTTTGATTTCTGAGGTATGCCTGTGCGGCATAGGAAGCGTAAGTCGGGGCAGTGGAGTTAGGTCCAGCTCGCCAAGCGTCAGGGACGCCGCCACCGAAGACGGGATTACCGAATGTCTCAACGAAGTCTGAAAACGAGTTAACTTGTACAGGAACCATTGCTGGTCCTCTCGCTGTCCTTCCTATGATTACTGGTCCTACGCCCTCTGGTGTTTCTGGCAACTGTGAGTTGTCAATTTCATCAACGAAAACTCCAGGTGATACAAACTTGAATTTCTTTGCCGACATATTCTACTCTCCTCTACAAATAACAATAGTAAAACATTCGTTATTTTTCTTTAAATGTGAATCTAGCCTGTTGTAAATAGTTTTAAAATACTCTAAATGCTATTTTTTATTCCCTATACTTTCCCCAGTTATCGGGGTGTTCTGGATCATCTTCCATCATCACTCTCTCTCTGGGTGTCTTTAGCTCCACTGCGTTTTCTCTCTCTACGATTTGAGGCTGTTCTTGATTATCTTTGGAGCCAATCAAATACCCTAATACCTTTACATCGAACGATGTCTGATACATCCGTTCTTCTTCGTCTAAATTTCCAGCATTATTGTCCTGCTCATAGGATGGTTGAAAAAATCCTTCATATCGATGACCTTCTTTCTTCATAATAAAGCTGCTAATATTTCCGGTAGAAACAATGAATGGCTCGTTCATCTCGTTAATCTGTTGTTGGTATTCCGCCCTTAAACTGATTCGATACATGACGCTAATATACGTCGGTATCGGAATCGACTTGTGGGTATAGACTATCTTATTGTCCTTCTTTTTTACTTTAAAATTTAGCTGCCCAGTCTCCCTCTTGGAGTCAGCATTCTGAAAATTCTGGGTCTTTGACTGATTTATCGTGTTTATCAACGGGATAGAGCCGCCTCTGTAGTCGTTTATAGGAAATATATTAGCTTGTAAGGATCCCTTGAATGCCGGGTCTTTTTCCATGCTAATCCTCTCGACTGTAATGATGGGATATATAAGTGCTCCTTCCTTGTCTCGAAGTCCTTTGTCTCTCTTCGATTGATATGCTCTTTCCGCGGATACCCAAATCACTGGCACTTTTTTCCAGCCACGATTGGTGGTGGCAAAAGCGCTGATCTGCTGGTCTACCCACCCATGCATGGCTCCATCAATGTTTTCTAAGTTTGACGGGCTCAATACCGTTATCTTTTCTTTCGTCATAAGTCTTTCCTATATCATAAACGGGCTTGGGTGCCAAACACAATTTTCGTTCCAATACCATTTGTTCGCCATGGCGAAAGAAGCTATGGGAGGTGATGGGACAGCGGTGAGGTAAAAGTGGTACCCGACATAATCACATGGATTAGCCTCGAAATCTTCCAAGATCTGGTAGTCTAAGGAGCCTGAGTCCGCCCCAGAGTAAATCGGAACGCCCGCCGAAGAAGAGACAAGACTGCTTACTGGAGCTGGTGAAGCGGAAGATGATAGATAAACATATGAAGTCTCTTTGGCAGTTGCTTTGTACTTCTCTATAGTAACTTCCGGCATATTGGATTCTTCGAACATACCATCCCTTGCCCGGATACACTTCGCTGAGATTTCCATTTTATGATCAACTTGACCAAAGAGCTCTCTGGGTTGTAGTAGAGAAACTATTTCATAAAATAAATTCCCGTAAAGGACAAAATCTCCCTCTTGAACTTGTAAATCCTGGTCTTCCGTTAATCTTCTTTTATGGAAATTAATTGTGATACTGGATCTTCTATCGATGCCGAAGCCAGTAGTGCTTGTTTGAAGTCCTTCCCAGTTTATCAAAGCGTTTACCCTTACCGGTGTAAGAAAACTTTTGTTAATTGCTTCTCCATATAGGGAGTGATAGTTTGTATGCTGTAAGCTAACAGGATAATAAATAATACCCTGTCCTATAACTCGCTCGATTAACTCGTCGTTAACCTGCTTAACTAAATTTCTTTCTTTCTCCCCAAGAAACATAGGAGGAGGAGGATTAGCTGGTTGCTTCCAGGTGATGTTTTCCGCCACTGTCTACTCTCCTCTCACCCTGTGAAAATGTTCATTGGAATTTTTGCCTGTAAGTTTGCAGTCGCTTCCATTATATCAGCATCCTGTTCCACGAGCTTGTTGTATGTCATCTCATCTAAGACGCCCTTAAGCTCTTCTCTCAAAGTGCTTTGCTCTTCTTTCGCCTGAGACAGTAGAGATTCTCCGTTTAAAGTTACGGATTCGCCTGGAATTGGTATTGTCGTGAACTTATTTCTTATAAGTCCGAGCATCTCTTTACATAGAGAGAGGGCGAACCTTCTTATCCATTGCTTACCAATCGAGTTTATGTTGGTAAAAGGAATGTTTGCAAACGGAAGAGTGTTCATATTATTAACGCCCGTTCTGCCGGTATCGACGCCCGGTTCGTCAAATATTGTGTCTGTGTCTACTGTAAACTCAAACCAGATTTTCGTAACCCAAGACTTGTTTGGAATTGGATATAATCTTATTTTATTATTTCTTATCTCGTAAGAATAATGTGAAGTTCGTGTCGAGAGCGAATCCTCGTATGCCATTGCTTGAGCTTTATTTTGCCATGTCGGCACCACTTCGAAAGTGCTGTCGTCCGAATACTGCCCATATGTACTAAGGTTGCCTATCGTGTTTAAGCCGCCATAGTATCCGTAAAATCGCCACATCGCTCTTGGAGACTTATAGAACACTTTCTGGATTCTTACCTTCTTTGATTTATCTATGTTAGAATAAGATACTCCGCCAGCAGTCGCGCTGGAAGAAACTATAGACTGTAGATCATAATCTTGTACGCCGTTAGCTATATCAATAGAAGCAGAGTAAAAATTCAAGTTGCCGCCGACTTGAGCCCTTTCGGAGGCTGCCGCTGCCATTGTATTGGCGTATCCTAAATCAAATCTGGGATATCGGAGCTCGGCTCCGGTGCCACTTAGCTTAGTCTTTAGTTCGCCGGCAGCGAGCTCGCCGTCACTGTCGAAAGTGCCGGTTACCTGTCCCATCAAGTTTGAAATAGTATTCTTACTTTGATGGATGTTTATGAGATATGAATATTCTAAGACTGCCTCTTCATATGCCGCATAGACGTTTCGAGTAGTCAATTCTATATCAAGGACGTCGCCACCGAGCTTCCTGTAGGTATAGGAAACCTGATCAATAGCGCCAGAAACAAATTGCTCTCCGGTATATACCCCAATGGGTAACGAGGGCACCACGTCAGTCCTAGAGCCTGTTGCTGGGAGTGTTATGGCGCTAACCATTGAAGACGGTGTTAGAGTAGGTACTGCCACATTATTTTCCTCCGTTACTAGTTGCCTCTATAAGTAGTTTGGGCAAAAAAGAAAAGAGCCCCCGAAGGGGCTCTAATTCTTTTTAGGCTGTTAAGGCAGTTCTTATCCGAGAAGATCTGTCACAACAACTAGCCCATACATGTCCGGTCGTACCATTTTCTTAGCATACCGAGTCATGACGCCCTTACGGGGCACAAAGTCTTCGGTACCAAAAATGGTAGGAGTGGTTTGGAGGGGCACATAAGGAGCGTACACATATCCGCTTTCGAGGAATGAGTTTCCTTTACGTCCGACCAAAACGACATTACGTGGGAAGTATGGGTCAACATACACATCCCATTTCTTAGAGATGCTTCCAACGTTTTGGGCTCCAGCATTACCACGATCATCATCGTGAGTTACAGTTGCCTTGAAGCCAGCGGTAAACTCAAGGATGTTAGCAACCTCTGGTCCACAAACCAAGAAGTTAGCTCCACCCCGTAATGTTTTACGATGGATTTGAGCAGAAACATCATTGATGGTTTCGAGAAGGGTTTCATACCATTCCGAAACAGTACCCGTGAAGTCAGCACCCAAAAGCTGCTCGTTAGCACTCGTGCTAATTGGAGCTCCAGTATCTCGGTTCAAGAACTTACCTGGTCGGCGTGACCAGAAAAGCTTGCCAGCCGTGGCACCTTTCATGAGATCTTCCAAGATTTCTTGGTCGATTTCGAGAGCGATTTGCTCTGAAAGGATACTCGTGAGCTCTACCTCGGCATCAAGATTATGATAAGCGTTCAAGTCTTGACCCAATTCAGGAGTCCACTTAGCTTTCAACTTCTTGGTTTGTGCCGTCACAGCAACACTGTCAACCTTAATGTCGATCTCTGGAATGTGTGAACTTCCTTCCAAGCCCCAGTCCGTCTGACCAACTACCGAGCCAACTGCTCCACCATTGGTGAAATCGTCAACTTGTGCCCAAGACATGGCTTGAGTCGCAGGTGGGTTAAGATCGTTTGTCGTTTCCGAACCGGAAGCAGCAATAACGATAAGCAAATCAGTACCAGCGGTTCCGCTTAGCTGAGTTAGTCGTCGTGCTTGTCGCCCAGAGCCCGATAAGGGTAAAGTAACGGTAAGGGTGACGAGATCGTCCAGATTAAATTGGTCAAGATCGCTGATAGCGACCCTACCAACATATGCTGCCGTTCCAGAAGCAATATCTGGGTCGAAGCGAAGGATTTTCTCCAAAGACGCATCAACAGCAGCAGGTCCGCCAACAGTACCAGACAAAACATCAGTGATGGTGATACCGGCACTAGATCCAGTTGGGGATGCATAGCCGTTATTCAAATTGTAGAACGATTTCTCGGCGTTTGCGCCAGTCAGGGAAACCCCACCAGTGATTTGGTTAGCAACGGCTCCGCCGCCATATACCGAATCTCCTGCCGCGGCGCCTAGGCGGGTACGGTCTTTGGTGAAATCCAAGAAGAAGATAAGTCCGCTTGGTAGGCTCATAGGCTGAACAGATACCAAATCATTGGCAATCAGTCCGGCGAACACTCGGCGAACAATTGGAAATGCAACAGCGGCAAATCCTTCCACGTCGCCCGCTTGCATCGAAGATGACTCACGGAGCAGTTCCTTGGCTTGGTTTTCCAACAGGCAAGCCATGTTGGTTCGTTTGGTATCGTTAGTAAGACCCTCTAAAAGACCGGTCTTTTCCCATTTGCTAACAATGGCGTGAGACTCCTTGCTGAGATCTCGGCTAACGATGCCTTCAGTTAGTTTTTCTAAAATAGACATTTTGTTTATCCTCCTTAAATGATTAAATGCCAGCGAGCTTTTTCATACGTTCTGTATGAGGGTTAGAGCTCGCTTGTTTTTCTTTTCGCCTAAACATCGACACCCGGCTACTTGATACGACTTCGCTTAGTGATTTTGGCTCGCCCCTGGAGGATCCACCCACTGCGCTTTGAAGAGTTTCAAATACGGCTTTCGCTGTTTCGACAGAATCAGCATCGGTAATAGCCTCGACAATCTTATTTTTTTGTCGCTCATTCAAGGAGTTGCTACCTAGAATTTGATTCGTATAAATTAATTTTGCATTAGAAAGGTTTACGCTCTCTAATGTATTGGAAAGTTTTCCTATAAGTTTCTTTAGATCTTTATTCTCGTCAAGAATCTTTCCTTGCTTCTCTTTGAGAACTTTATTTTCTTTGATTACTTTTGAATTCGTCTGGGAGAGACTTCCGTTTTCTTTCAACAGAGTGCTTGTCTTATCGTGAGAAAAGGCAACAGCTTCCTCTAGGGTTTCAATATTCTTCTTGCTCTTTTCTTCCACCTTGGAATCGTTGATGTCTGATTCCTCTTCCAGGGCAAGTTCAACGATTTCGTCTTCGTCTTCTTCAATGGCAATCTCAACGATTTCGTCTTCGTCTTCTTCGAGTGCCTTTGCTACAGTCTCGGAGAAGTCTTCGGTCTGCTCTGCTATTGGTGAAACCTCTAGCTCTTCCTCATCCTCATCAGGGAGAACTTCATCGGGAGTTGGTCCTGCCATCTTCGCCTCTTCTTCGTCCGAGTCTAATGCTTTCATAATATTCTGTAAATCATCGAAATCAAGCTCAATCGTTTCTTCTTCCTCTGGGCATGGACAGAGGTTCTCTCCGTCTGTTGCTGCCAAGGGCAGTTGATCATCAATTCCTGAAGTCTCTGGTGCTGGCTCTTCCATCGTATCGATGGTGAGCTCGTCTTCTTCGCCTTGTTCCAGCAAATTGTCTACTGCCTCTTTTATCTGCCGAGAATATTTCTCTACCACAGCAGCCTCAGCATTTTTTAAAGCAACTTCCTTTAAAGCCTCGGCATCTATAATCGCCTGTTTTAACATTTTATTAGACATATATTATC